CAACATCTCTATATATGATTCTCCATTCTGGTAATCCTTTTGATTTATCATTATCTATATTGAGATTCAGATTGGCTACTATATAGTTTAACTCTCTTCGTTCTTTATCTTTCCATATAATTTTAATGTTGGTTGTATATATTCCCTCTACTTCGGAAGCTACTATTTTACCACTCTCTATAGTTACTCTATTTTCTTTTTGTGCTGTCATAAGTTCTACATATTGTTCCGCACCTATTACAAGATTCTCATATTGATCAGGAGTCATTCTTCCTATTGCTATACCATTCTGGGATATAACTATATCATTTGATTTAGCATGAAGTAATCCTGTAAAACATATTAGAAGCATTATTGCTATGATTAGTTTTTTCATTTACTTTTTATCCTTTGTTGGTATGTATTGATAGGGTACTCCACCAAATCCAAATTCTACTTTACCTTTTATATTAGACATTTTTCTTATATCGTCTTCTGAATATATTTTAGCCATAGAATACTCGACTGTTAAATCACCCCCTATAAATTTAGGTAATCCCTCTAATGATTTTAATTGTGGATTTCTATCACATATAAAATCATCCCCTACAGTATCAGGACTATTTTTTAAAGATGTTAGATTATTCATATGACAAGCAAAGTGCCCATCAACAGTTCCAAATTTAAAAGGAATTTCTTTTAAGTGTTTATTCCCTATATCAACATATCCCTCAAAATCAACAGTTAAATCCATATTTATAATATAATCTTTATTCTCTAAACCTAAATTTTTAATATTATATTCTATCTTTTGTTTCGGATCATGGATATTTATAGTTTTCTTAGCTGGAACATTATCTACTCTTGTTATAACTTCAAATGCTCTTGTATTAAAGAATACAGCTTGCATAGGTTCAGATGGATGTATATATCCTTTACCTGATTTATCTGCAAATCCACTATAACCTAAATCTTTTGATAGAATAAGATTCCATTTAGTTGATGATTGCTTTGAATCTGCTGATAAAAAATCAGACAACAATCTTGTTATATTCCACATAGAAACTGATGGATTTTTTTCTTTAGCTTCTTTTAAAGAGTAATCTATAAACTCTAACCATAGCTCTTTTTCATTATCAAAAATTTGTACATCAAAATACTTTCTTATATGTCTAATAGCTTTTTCGGTCTTATATTCTTTAAACATTATTTCTTTATATTTCTTTTCTAATATCTTTATATCCATATCATACTTATCACTACCATAATCCTTATACATATCTTCTATAAAATGTGATTTATCTTTTACTCTAATAAATGAAATGTATTTAGCACTACCGGCAAAGGGAGCATAAGAACCAACTGACTTAGTATATATATTTTTACTTTCTGAACTTTCAAATCCTTTTGATAAGTTCATAAAGGGTGTGTAATTTTTAACAAATTCTCTAAGTGGGTATGTGTAAATCCCTACAGGCGTATTGAACTTACTTTTAGGATTTATACCTATCTTATCTATTTCTGTAAATGATATATAAACATCTTTATCATCTTTATATTTATCTACATAATCCCAAGCACTTATATGAGGATTCATATCAGGATTTCTTCTTGCTTCATTGAAATTAAATGGTTTATATCTTTTCATTTCTTAACCTTACTCAGTATATCTTTTGCGATCTCAATCGATTCACTTAATGCATCTATATTAGGATCAACCTTTGCATCTATAATTTTAAACTCAGGTACTATAACAAGTTTCTTACCAGACTTTCTAAAATACATTACAGCAAATACTATACCTGCAAATATTGCTATGATGAATATAATAGTAAATAGTGATACTAGGTTGTCTTTAATTGATTTTAAAAAATTCATCTTAATTCCTCTTTAGATATTGCTCTACTTCATTTATAAAATCCCTTCTTTTTATATTCCCACAATTTCCTTTGTCCCAGTCATCTATAATTTTAAGAACAGATGTGGCAGTACCATAAGTTCCAAATTTAGTATCCGATATCTTTTTCATTATACTATCATGATCTTTTTGATTCTTAACATCATCCCATTGTTGAAATAATTTATTAACAATAGCACCATTATTTATGTCTGGTGATACTATAGTTTGATTGCTTTTTTCTTTAAAATAACTTTCATATCTTTTCATTTATTACACTCCAAAAATACTTAAATTTACGTTCATTGGTGAGGTACTATCTGTGCTTATATCTACACTTGATATTAGTTCTGCAAAAACTGAATCTACTGAATAAACAAATATTCCATTGATAGGAATAACTATACCTGATGGAACTCCACTATATACTACTCTTAGATTAGCTGTAGCAAGTACTTCATTAGGGTCTTCTACATTAGCTATAATTTTAGATATAGTACCTACTTTAGATACAGGAACAGTTATCCATCCATCTGTATCAATTAGTTGATAGAACTCCCTCTCAATTTTCCCAGCCAAAGTAATGTCTTGTGAATTGTATTGACTTGACGTCCCAACCACTTCTACATTTAATTGTATTGTCATTCTATATCACCTTTATATTTTTCTCTTTTATATTTTCTACGATTAGACTCAACTCTTGGCTTCTGGACAATAATATGTCTCTTACACATAGATAGTATCTGTTCCTTTTTATCCTTATATAATTTAATTGTGGCTATTGTTTTCATAATAATTATTAGTAAATAAATAATAGAAAATTAAATTACTAATAATTATAAGTTATAAATGAGGGCGGGCTTTTAACAAATGTTGAATAGCCTTAGTAGCAATCTCCTTCTTATCCCCCTCTTTATCTGAAAACCGTTTATTTTCCATTTCATATATCGTTGTAGGAATTGATTGATGGTTAAATGCTCCAAAGACAGCATTACAAGATGTATCTGAACAGTCCTTCGCATAAGTTCCAGCGGTGGATTTATCCCAATCTCCATTATACTTTTGATTTCTTGTTCCTTCCTCATGGTCTATTTTATCTTTTCCAGATTCTGATTTAGTTACTTTAAGAGCTTGTAGGTTATTCTTTAAGAATATGTTTCTACCTGATTTAATCAATCCATTATTAAGACAAGTAAGATATATCATATATGGGTTAATGGTACGATCTACAGATTGGATGAATATCTGTACATGATTTCTTTCTAAGAATTGTTTACCGTGTCTTGATTGAAATGTATCTGTATATATTCCATATATAGGTAGACTAGCTTTACTCATTAAATCCATTATAAAGTATATAGGGGCTTCTAGTGATGTTTCTTTTTTAGCCCCTATTATAACACAACATAGATCATGAACAAATATAGAAGCTTTCTTTTCTATGCTCCACTCTTTATGAAGAATAGTTATCCCCATTGCATCCCCTGCTAGCGAATAAGCGTTGTCAATTGAGATATATCGCGGTTCATTTGGTGCTCTAACAATTCTATATTCTCCCGTTGAATTTCTGTGAAAAAACTTGTCCTTAATTTGATCCCAAATTAACCCTTCTGGCAAATCAACCGCATCGGCAATTATTGCCCCTTCAACGTTCTTGAGTATATTATTCTCGAAAATATTTTCTATTAAGCTTATATCGTTAATAAATTTATTCTCAGATACAGTCGGTCTTCCCGCTATGTCCTTTATACTCTTAGCTAGATTATCTTTAAAAGCATCATAAGCATCTATAGGAACATATATAATTAAGTCACCTGGAATTCCTTCTAGTTGTCTTTCATCGGTAACTATAGCAGCTGGTATTGATCCATTCCCTGTTATTACTTTAAACATAAGCCCCATATCAAACAGGTCTTTGTTTAACCCTTCTACGCTCTCATATTCTTTTTGTTTTAAAAGTTCTTCCTTTCCTTTATTATACTTTTTAAAATTCTTTCCATTATTAGGAAGAGCTTCCCATCTCGTAGTCCAATTGAATCTTACTCCTTCCCTGTATCTTAGTTCAGTAAGTACGTGTTTCTCTATTATGGAATCAACATTGTTTGCTGATGTATCTAAGTATAAGAAAGTTAGATAATCTTCACCTACTGTAGCTTTAATTCTATCTGCTACGTCCGTATATAATCTGAAGATACTTTCTTCAGTAGCACCCGCATTCTCAACCCAAAAACTTATTTCGCTGATATAGGCACTCAACAAATTTGCACCGATGAATGCTAGAGCATCATCATTACCAAGTTGTAATTGTAATCCAGAGGCTAAAGTAATTTCCCCTGAAGTAGATGCTTTACTGTATACTATTTTTCCTCTACCTAATCTATTCTGTTCTGGTATTACTTTATCTTGAAATTTAACCTGAATAAATCTATTTGATTTCTCCATCATTTTAAACATCGGTCTCAGATAGAGTTCTCTAGTCTTATCGTACTTAAATGAAATAATATATACAGCTAAATCTGTAAGAGGGGATAGTCCATAATACATAGCAGGTTCTCTCACATAATGTATAAAGACCATTGTATATGTAATAAGCAGAATAGCTAAATATGTTTTACCTATCCTTGTTGAACCATACTGTACAATCTTATTATATTTCTTTGTAGGATCAAGGCATTCTAAAAATTCAGCTCTTATCCAAGGATATATACTTTGAGTAAATGTCTCTGGTAACCATCCATTCTTAGGATCAAGGAATTCTGCTGGAGTTGGGGGAGTAGAAAAATATATAATACTTTCAACTTGCTTCTTTAATTCTTCTTGTGTACTCTTATCAAAATACATCTTATACATCATCTCTCTTTCTTCTACTGAAAGATGACTATAGGATTCTTCTATTATTTGTTCTCTTGATTTCTCCATTTATACTATTTTATATTAAAATTTTAATATAAATTACTCCTATTTTATTTAGATAAAAAACTGCAACTTTTTTTAAAAATAATAAAAAAAGTGTAGACATTTTTTATATAGTTTATTAGTATTATATTAAGTTAGTTAAATAAGAAGTTTAAGGAGAAATAATATGCCACAACTAATTGCAGAAAAGGTAGATAATTCAATAATGATAATAGATACATTCTCCTCTAATATTGTAAGATTTGATGCTAATAAAATTCCATTTAGAGTGCTAAAAGTAAATTTTGATTGGACTAGAAAACAGATCATTGAAGCAATAAAAAATATTTAAAAATAAAGGAGAAGATGAATGGAAAAGAAAGTTGAAAGATACCAACAATTATTTGAAATGGCAAATTTGACTAAATCTGATACTGGTTTAAACTATAGACTTTGGATTCAAACTCAAACAGGGAAAGAAAAACATTGGGCTAGAATCAAAGTAGAAGTAAATAATGAGTTTATTCCTATATCTATTACTGATGATCCTGAAATAATGATTAAATCTAAAAAAGATATTCTTGATGCTAAGGATTTCAATGCTATTAAAAAATGGATTGTAATGAATCAAGAAGTACTACTTAAATACTGGAATAGTAAAGGAGAAATGAGCTTACAAGATTTCTTTAAGAAAATGAAAAAATTTAAATAGTATTAAAAAAGTAGTAGACATTACAAGTAGTTACTATATAACTAAATTAAAAAGGAGAAGATAATGGAAAGATATTTAACAGAGGATCAGAAACAAATTAAAATTTGGAGAGAAAAAGAAAAGTTTACTGAAATGTCAAGAATAGGTAATTTACCTAAGCATAAAGATATTTCAGTATGGGTAAATGAAAAATGGGAAGAAAGAGAAGAGCCTCATTTTCATATTAGATTTGCAAATAATGAAGTATTTAGATTAAGATTCAAAGATTTAAGCACTATGGATAAAAAAGGATTTGATAGTGTCTTATTAAAAGAATTTATAAAATGGTTAAAATCCCCAAGCAAGCTTGATAAAGATATTACAAATGTAAAAGCATCTCTACTGATTTGGAATGCACAAGAATATAATACCCACAGAGTTAAAATGTCTGATTTAAAATGGTTAAAAAATATTGAATAAAAAATTAAAAAATTAAAAAAAGTAGTAGACATTTTTAATAGGTAGTTTACTATAGTATTTATAAGAAGTTAAAAATAAATAAGGAGAAAAACAATGACAGCAAAACAGATTCAAAAAGCATTTTCAAAAGAAGATTCAAAAGAAGAATCAATGGCATTTGTTTCAACATTCAAAAAAGACAAAAGAGATTCATCCAAATGGTCTAAACGTAAAGTTGATTACTATGGTAACAACGTAAAATAATTTAAAAAATTAAATGGAGAAATTACCAATGGCAAAATTAAACAGTATCTACATAACAAAAACAGATGAAGAAGTAATTGATATTTACAGGAATAATGCTCACTATAGAACTAAACAAGAAATTGAAACTTATTTTTACAAAAAGTATTCACCACTATTTAAAGCTCTTTCAAGAAAATTTTACTATGCTGAATCAGTAGAAGATAATATGCAAGAGTGCTATTTAAAAATGATTGAAATACTTGAAGATTCTTCTTATACTGTAGGGGAGGATACTTTAGGTTTAATGTTAAGAAAAAAAATAAATTCTCATTTACAGTATCAAGGTAAAAAAGCTCAAGAGTATATGGTAGAGGAGTATATAGAACTTGATGAGGAAGATGAAGATGCTATAATAACAAAACAAAGTAAAATACACAGTGAAGAATTTGTTTCAGAACTTATATTTAATATTACTCTTAAAGATTTTAGAAAACAACTTAGTACATATGAAAATAAACTTATGGACCTACTACCTAGCAGTATGGAAAAAAAGGAAATAGCAAAAGAATTAGGATATAAACATACTGCTAATTTAGCCCCTATAAGAAAAAGTCTAAAAGAAAGATATATTACTTTTATGAATGAAGCTGGATATGAATTAGCTATATAAGAGATTATTTGTAACTGCTTTATAATTATTATAAGGCAGATATAAAAAATTTTAAAAGGAGAAAGAAAAATGAATACACAGGATGTTACAAAAATAAAAGAGTTTATGTTTTATAATTTTGTTAGTTATACAAATCAATTAACAGAGGAAGAAAAATTTACAAATGATTTTGATGCATTTAAAATGACTGAAACTCTTAGTATATTACTAAATACAACAAAACAAAAAATAATGACAGATTACCTTAATTATTATAAGGTACAAAAGCAATTAGGACTTTTTAAATGAAATGTCAACACTTTCACATATGCGTAAATAGTTATAACCCTCTCTGTTCTGATAGTAAATGTTCTCTTATTAAACAGGAACAAGGGAGAGAAGATCAAAGTAGGTTAGAATCTGTTAGACGAGCAATAGATAAGTATAAGACTAATGAGAAAATAAAAAGTTTTTTAGATAGAAAAAGTTTTAATTGTTGATAAAATTTCTATATATTATAATTAGAGAATGAATTTAAATAAGGGGTAAATATAATGACAAAGAAACAATTACTTAAGTTGTTAAAAGATATTCCTGATGATTATGAAATTATAGCAGAGACTATTCCTGTAAATGATGAAGCAATAAAAGGACGGTCTCGATATACAGAATTTAAAATTGATAGTGATGCTATTGCTTATGATGATCATAGAAAAGTAATAATAATGACTTTGATATAAGGAGAAGAGTTATGTTAACCAACGAAGAACTTGAACAAGTAGATATAAATCAATTTCTTAAAGATTATGTAAATGGTAGAACATATAGAGATATAAATGCTGTACTTAAAAGATTAGATATACCGGAAGAAGATAAAGAGTATATTCAGAAGTATATTCAGAAGTATATCAAATGGAGAAAAAGTTTTTTCTATAAAAAAGGTATAGAAAATGGAAAGGAAAGATTTAAAAAAGATTTATGGGAAATGATTAAACCGGATTTGGAGGATTGAATATGAGAAAGTTTATAACATATGATGGTAAATATACTACAACAAATGATGCAGGACTTTTAAAAGTATGGAGATATGATATTGAATGTATAGGAGAACCTTGGAGAGAGGAAGATTTAATTGGAGATGGTTATGTTCTTTCTCTAATACATAGAATAGAAGAATTGGAAGATGAACTTAGTAAAACAAAAGAGGATTTATATATTTCTAAAGAAGTAATTAAGCCAGCAGGGCAAGGAGATTATTGCGAATGAAATATATATGTGGATATTTATATAAGAATACTAAGTATTGACAATGTAGCTGATGCTGTAGTAAAACTATTAGGTGTAAGGTATGCAAAAAGCATAAAGTCTGAAACAGTTATTACTGATTGGACGACTTTTGGGATGGATAACATAAGATTAGCAACAGCAGAAGAACTTCAAGAATATTTTAAGGAGAATAAGTAATTTTATACTAAAAATAAAATAGATATTATAACTTAAATATATAGAAATAAAACTGCAACTTTTTTTAAAAATAATAAAAAAAGTGTAGACATTTCTACATATGTTTTGTACTATATACCTAAGTTAATAAAAAGAAGTTAAAGGAGAAACAAAATGAAAAAAGAAATAATTACTATTGAAAGACTTAAAGGATTACAAGACAGCATTTCCTACTTGGGTAGTTTCGGGGTTAGTTATAAATCATCTAATGTTTTAATATCTCAGGATCATAAAAATTATAAAGATATTGATATAGTTTGTGAAAATGGGGATATCTCATATTCTCTTACTGATAAACTATATAAACTTGCAGAGCTTAATATCGAAAGAGATAGAATCATAAATGAAATAATGAATTCTAAGGGGGAATGAAAATGAGAGAATCAGAAATTGAAAAAGTAATCTATAATTTATTAGATGTGCCACAACATAAAATTAAATATGCTATAAGAACCAATCTTATTGAATGTATGTTTCTAACACTTAAAAATTATGGAATTAAATTAACTGAAGATGTATTTGAAATTTTCAATGATATTATAATCGAAAAACTTTCTGGTTCTGTTGATATTGATTATAAGTTTGAAGATGAAGAAGAATATAACAATATTATGAATCTCAAAAATTTAATAAAGGAGAAATAAAATGGAAAATGAAAGATACCAAAAGTTTTTTGAAATGGCAAATATCTCTATTAAAAAAACTGGATTAGATTATATAGTTTGGATATCTCCTCAATCGGGAAAAGAGAAACATAACGCTAGAATTAAAATTCAAATTGATAATGATTTTGTTCCTATAACAATCTCTGATAATCCAGAATTAAAAAGTAAAACCAAAATAGATTCAAAGAAACTCAACAAAGTGTATAAATGGATTATACTCAATAAAGAAACACTTTTAAAATATTGGAATGGTAAAGGTAAAATTGGTATAGATGAGATACTGGATGAACTAAAGAAAATTTAAATAAGGAGAAATAAGATGGGAACAAAAATAGCAAGCAAGATGGCAGAAGCAAAACTTAAGGTTCATAATAATTTAATGAATAAGTATATGCAAATTGGGCTAACTAGAGAAGATGCTTCCACAAGAGTATATGATGAAATCAATTCAGGATTACATAATAAGGATATTAAAAACTGTGAAAAGATTCTCAGTGGAAGAGGGTAGTAAAAATGAAAAAATATGAACGATACCAGGAATCAATTACTGTAGGATATAAAGGTAGAAAAATTATTGATACTTATCATTCTATCGACAGATTAGTTGATAAAACTAGATTTGTCAATTTAGAAAAGGATCAAGTTATTACTGTTATCAATAATGGAATAAAAAAGATTATAGATAACTATAAAGATGAAAGTACCACTTATGGTATATGGTCTAAATCAACTGGAATATGTATCATATTAGAACGGAGAAAAGATAATCAGAATAATAAGGATAAAAATAATCATGCTATCATTATTACTCTTCCACCTATTAAGAAAAATTTTAAGGACTTTCATACTAAGTCAGTGGATACCAGAATAATAGTAGAGAGTTATTTACACTCTTATATAATGAAAATAGCTCAAAAAGAAATAGGGTGTAGTGCTAATGAAATAATAACAATTAAACTTAATGAAAATGTTAATGTCACCTATCACGAAGGAGAACTTTGGGATAGTGGAATAGCATACTGTATAGAAGTAGAATAAAGGATAAAAGGAGAAATAACAATGATACAGAAAACAGTTACAAAACTTATTGAAGCAAAGGAAGCTTATTATAATAATGAACCTATTATGACAGATGAAGACTTTGATTATTTAGAATACACTCTTAGACAAATGGACCCTGATAATAATTATTTTAATCTAGTTGGGGTAGCTCCTATAGGGGATAAAATAAAACATCAATATCCTATGCTATCTATGGCAAAAGCAAAATCAGTTTCTGATGTAGAAGTATGGTTGAAAAAGATTTTAGACGAACGAGTTCATCTTATTATCGAACCTAAGATAGATGGACTATCTGCAAGTTGTATATATGAAAATGGTAAACTTCAATATATAGTTACAAGAGGGGATGGGGTAGAAGGTAGAAATATATCTCAGATAAAAGATTATATTGATATTCCTAAAACAATTGAATCCTCCGATAGAGTAGAAATTCGAGGAGAATTATTTATTCCACAATGTAGTGATTTTCCTAATCCTGAAGGTAAACCTTTAAGAAATCTTGCTGTAGGTCTTGTGAATAGAAAAGATACTGGACTAGAAGATTTGAAATATCTCAAGTTTGTAGCTTATCAAGTATTTGGTTCTGATAAAGAAACAGAAATGGAAAAACTCCTATTTATAAAAGATAATAATTTTAATATCGTAGAATCTTTTGTAGCAAAATCTATAGAGGATATTCAAACTTATTTTAATGATTATAAAGAACACTATAGAACAGTATGGGAATATGAAACTGATGGTCTTATCATTATAGTAAATGATTGTAAGCTACATGAAGAAATCAATGCTAAGTATACTGTAAGTCACCATAATCATTATGCTATAGCTCTTAAACCTGAATCTGAATCTATGTGGACTATTGTAAATGATATTACATGGCAAGTAAGTAAAAGTGGTTCAGTTATACCCGTAGTTAATATTGACCCAGTTACTATTGGAGGAGCTGTAATAAGAAATGTTACCGCTAATAATTATGAGAATGTTAAAAAACTTAAAATCAATATTGGTGATAAAATTCATGTGGCGCGGAGTAATGATGTCATACCCTACTTAATTGAAACTATACCAAGTTTTGATCAATCAAATTTAATTCCAAAACTATGCCCATCTTGTGATAATCATCTAATAGAAAAAGGGGTTCATATAGTTTGTGATAATCCTAAATGTGAAGAAAAGAATATCCAACTTATCACTTCATGGGTCAAGTCATGTGATATGGATCAAGTATCTGAATCAACTGTAAGGGCTTTATATAATAATCAATATATTAAATATATACAGGACTTATATGTATTAAAAGCTAAACATATTTCACTAGATGGATTTGGAGATAAGAAAATAACAAATCTATTAGCTCAAATTGAAAAATCAAGAACAATGAATATTCAACAATTTATAGCAAGACTATCCATCAATCTTGTAGGAGAAAAGGCAGTAAAAAAGCTTGGAATAAATACTATTGACGATTTCTTTAATTTCAATGATAGACAATCTGTGGTAGGACAAAATATAATAGATTATAGAAAGGAGAATGAAAAACAAATAGAGAATCTTATACAATACCTACATATAGAAGATATAGTTTCTAAATCAGCAACTAAAGGGAAAGTCTGTATGACAGGTTCTGGACCCCGTGGAAGAAAAGAACTGATTAAAGAGATAGAAGATAAAGGTTATGAATTTACAGACAGTATCAATAAAGAAACTTCCATATTACTTTGTGAAGATGTTAATGGATCATCTTCTAAACTTGAAAAAGCTAAGAAACTTGGAATACAGCTAATGAATTATTCAGAATTTTTTTAAATAAAAAGTTTAATTTATAGGAAAAATTCTATATATTATATATAGGAATTTAAATAAGAAGAAAAACAAATGGAAAGAATTAAAAAATATCAAAGAATATTACAAGAGATGGCTTTTAAGCGTTCTGAAATTGAACAGGAAATTAGAAGTTCAGACCGTAATAGAAGAGAACATTTGGTACTGTGTTATTATCTTCCTAAACATACCGCTAATAACCACTGGCAACAAGAAATCTATGCTGATATAAAAGATATAGCGGATAGAAAATGGAAAAATAATAATTGGTATTTATCGGAAAAAGAGTACTTAGATAATCTCTGGAATAAACCATATGAGAATAAGGATGAGTATGAAATCATAGATAAGACTATTGAAGGACTTATTTATGATAAGTACAAAATCCCTAAAGACTGGAAAGATGAAAAAGATGATTTGGTTATTTCACTTCATAATCTTTATCAAGAAATTTCAAAATTACTGTCAGAAGGTAAAATAAGTAGATTGGTTGTTTATAAGTTAATAGAAAAATATATTATTAAATAAGGAGAAAAACAAATGGACAATAAACAAGCTATACTTGAATTACTCAACTCAGTTAAAAGAAGAAACATGTATATACTTATCAAATGGATAGAGGAAGATACAGATTTCTTTACTGCTCCTGCTTCTTCAAAGTTTCATGGTAATTATAAAGGCGGATTAGCAGAACACTGTATGGATACATATCAATGTTTTTTACAGTTAATGGAAACACCTCAATTTAAGAAATATGATTTTCCAATGGAGTCAGTGATTTTAATTACACTACTTCATGATATGTGTAAAACTAATTTCTATTTTGAGACTACAAGGAATTGGAAAAATCCTGACACAGGACAGTGGGAGCAAGTTCCTTATTATGAGATAGTAGATAGTCATCCTTATGGTCATGGCGAGTGCTCTGTGATGCTCATAAGTGATTATATTAAACTTACTACAGAAGAGAAGTATGCAATACGTTGGCATCAAGGTGGTTTTGATAAACTTGTACAAGCAGGAGACTTTACTGTTAATAGAGTATTTGAAGTATCTCCTATCAGTGTTTGTTTGCATATAGCTGATATGATGGCTACATATACTTGTAATAGAAAACAAGAAAAATAAGGGGAAATAAAAAATGAATAAACCAATTAAGAAGCAAAGTTAAGTAAGAGGGATAAAGAAGCAAATATTATTACAGATATAGTGAATGAATCGTTGTGTTATGAATATGAATACGATAAAGAGGATAATTGGATTATATTTGGATTAGGTATTATCTATAACTATAATAATAAGTGGTTTATATCCATTGATCACTCGGAATTAAATAATAGGATTGATAATATATCACTATTAGGAATAATGTATGAACTTACTCTACATAAAATTATAGTAAAACCTGATTTAGGTTATATATCAGTTTACAAAAATAAAAAACACAAAGGAATATTATTACAGCAGGATATACATGATTATGCAAAAAATAATAATATTAGTGAGATGGAAGCTGAAAAGGCATTAAAGAAAATTTTTCTATCTAAACAAAAAACCCTCTAATTTCTTAGAGGGTTTTTCTTTATCTAAGTAAAACTATTTTCTTTAAATATTAAAGTGAACCTAGCTGCATAAGTCTGCAAAACTTGCCATTAATGACACGAGAATCTTCGATGACGCAAGAATTTCCCTCAGTAACAAAGTTAGGGTATCTTAAGCTGGCATCTAATTCTGTCAACGTTCCGAAAAGGATACTCACATCCATGGCCTCCTGTGGATTCTTGTATACAAGTAACATCTCGTTATTTGCTACAAGTGATGCATCTGCTGGACAAGTATAAACATCCATATCTGACAATGTACCAGACTGGTATACACCATTCTTAACATCTCCAGTTACATCTTTCCAAAGGTCATGATTTTTCATATACTCAGTTGCTTTAGAACCTGCAACGATATCAGTAATACCACCCCTTTTGATATCATCATAAATTACTGCTCCAACTCTTCCAATTTCAGTAAGAAGTCTTTGTGCATGTGATTTATAACTGATCTCACCAGCAGCCGCAAAGTCTGTATCAAATGAAGCTACTGCATTTCCAAGTGCTACTCTTCTTGCTTGTGCAATTGCTCTATAGTCTTTTGCTCTTGCATGCTCTTGTCCAACTGCTTGTGCCATATAATCTTTAGCATCACCAAGACCAGTTGTCTCAAACATGATTTGAGTCATATCAGAAATTCTATATCCAAGAGGCATAGGACGTGCATTGAATCTAGTTTTCACAAGTTCAAGAGCCATAGTACCATAGTTAGAATAGTTTGTTGCATCTTCTGAGTTCCAGTTATATACACAAACGATAGCTGCTCCTACTGCTGGACCACGACCTGCTAAGAAGTTAAGAGTAACAACACCAGTTGAATATACAACAGTGTTTGTAGCTGCAGGATCAAGTAAAGGACCAACAAGTGTTCCAGAACCATTATCTACTGCTATTTGTGCACCAGCAACTGTAATTACAGTCTTAAAAGGAATAAGTGGAAGATATGCCATTGCTGCAGAAACGAATGTTATTGTACCTGCACCAGCACCTGTTCCAACTGCTCCATAATATTGCTCGCCAGAGTAATAAGGAGCTATACTTTCGTATGATCTTGCAGCTGCAACTCCACCTCTAAGAGACTGCTCATAAGTCGCTTGGATGTAGAATAATGCATCATCAGTAGAAGTTAGAGGATACTCAGTAAAAATATCACCTCTTTTTGAATTAGCTGCTCCAAGGAAAACTGCTTTAAGCATATGTTCTGGTTTTACAGATGTTCCAAAAGTAGTAGAATAAAGATTTTCTCTCATGATCTGTTTTAGAACTTTTTCTTGGTTCTCAAGCATAATTGCTGCTTTACGAATTTTAGCAGGATTAGCTTGATAAGCTTTAAGCATTTCTGGTCCTACTAGGTCAGTTTTTGACCATTTGGATACACATGCTTCTCCCATTTTTGATTTAGAACTCCACTCTCTTTGAACGATTTCGTTCATTTGAGCTTCACTCAATTTTTCTTGTCTTCCGTGTTTCATAAGTACTATTGTACCTCGTATAATTTTAAATTTGTGAGACTTTGTTAAAAATCTTTATAAAGTTTTTTAAGTCTATATTAAACTGTTTATTATTCAAACCCTTGTGAGTAATTTAGCTGGCTTTTTGTAGCACCTTATTTAATTTATGAGAAATAGCTTTAAGCTTCCTGGGTGAATCATTTTAAAATAAATTATTAAAATCTACTTTATTATTAGTTAAATAAGTTTTAATAATATATTTTTATTTTAAAAAAGCTCTAACCATTTCTGATTAGAGCTTTTAATAAAATAGGAACCACTTATATCTTAAATTTATAGTTTGTGAATTGTGAAGATTGTTCTTTTCTAGATTCTTTCAACTTGTGAATATCATTACCAAATTTAGTTTCAAACAAGGTAACTTTTTTAATTGCTTCTGCAATAGAACCTGATTTAAGAACCGCTTCTTTGATATCTCTGATAGATGGTTTAGCTTCTACTATTGCTTTATAATAAGCTACAACTTCTTTTACAGGGGCTTTAGATTCTTTTACAGATTTTTTCTTAGCATCTACTTTAGCTTGAAGTCTTTTTGCTTCTTGTCTTTTCTTACGTCTAATAGCCTCTTTCTTTGCTGCTCTTACTGCTGCCATTTTATCATCAGCATTATCTTCAGAATCATCTTCTTTTTCATCATCTTCTTTATCGTCTTCTTCAGCTTCGTCTAGTTCTTCATCATCTTCGTCTTCATCATCAGACTCGTCCATTTTTTCTTCTTCGTCATCTTCATCTTCGTCATCTGATTCTTCCATTTCTTCTTCGTCTTCGTCACTATCTTCAGAATCATCTTCCTCAGCTTCTTTTCTTTTTTTAGATTTAGATTTTTTAGATTCTTTTTTAGCTTCTTCTTTGTCATCTTCATCGTCTTTTTCTTCGTCTTCTTTTCCATCTTCATCTGCTTCGAAGATATACTCATCATTTTCTACATCGTCATCAAAAAGACCACCATCTATATCAGCACCAGAAAGATCGTCTTCATCATCCATAATTTCATCATCAAAATCATAATCAAAGTCTTCTTTAAGTATTTTTTCAAGCTCTTTAATATGTTTTTCGGCTACTTTAAGTGCCTTAGATTTTGTAGATGATTTTAATTTCATTTTCTCCCTTTCTTCTTTAAATTTTGCAATGTCCTTTTCTCTCAACTCAGTGTCTTCTTCATACACTTTAAGATCAGAATCTCTCTTTTGAACTTCCTCTACAAGAACTTTAATATCAGCTTCCATAAGTTCCCTATCTTCTGAGAATTGTTTAAGATCAGCTTCCATCATTTTTACAGATTTAACAATATCTTTGTCATTAGCTTTTTCAACAATTTTAGATGCTTTATCAAGATTCTCTTTAAGTACTTTAATAGTCTCACAAGATGCTTCATATTTTTTAGATAGACTTTCAAGAGTTTCTTTTGATTCTTTTAATTCTTGTTTAGCATTATTTTTCTGCTCTTCAAGTGTATTTTGAATCTGTACAATCGTTGCTTCGACTTGAGCTTTTTGTTCTGCCATCTCAGGAATGATTGTTTCGGAAACTTCTTTAAGCCCTTTTATAGCTTCAACGCAGTTTTCATTAGCAATCGCTTCCTTGATGGTAGCTTTAATTTGATTCTTAATAGACAATTCCAAATATTTATCCATTTTTCCTTTTACCTCTACCATTTTAATTTTTTCTTCTACTTTATTAGTAATAATACTTTCTGAAATTTTATTTTCTTTTTGTACTATTGACTTTTCTTCTAGGTTTTCTTGAGTAGCAAATACTCCTTGAGAAGGTTTCATTACCCAGTCGGTTTGAGAATATTCATAACTAGATGGATTAACCTCTTTACCTGCTAAAGGACCATCCTCGTTTAGCTCCCCGAAGCCTACGGTTGAGAAACCTGTTTTTCCACCTGCTTTAATCTTCTCTAATAAAAGATTCCCTGCTGCCCCTATACAATATAAATCAGCAGTAGATACTTCCTCTCCTACCTGAAAATTATGCCACACTCCAACCTGATCTAATACATCCCCATCATCATCGCTATGGTTCGCAAGGGCATCACTTCCTTCAAACATTCCTGATTTATGTACAGCTTCCCATAGTTCTTTACTGTATACTCTGCCATTAGCATTTTCAGTATAACGAGTAATAGGAACATTTTTAAGTATCCCTCTTGCTTCAAATTGTTTTCCTGATTTAGCTTCAGTAAACTTATTATCCTTTGATGTAAATACAATAACATCTTCTGCTTTAGGAGAATAGGATACGCTCTCTATTAAAAGTTGTTTCCCTTTTGCTTTAGCTTGTTCTTGTAATGTTTTATACTTGTTCATATATTACCTTTATTTTAAAATCTTAGCTGATTTTACTTTAACCATTTTATCTTTAACTGAACCTATATTAAAGAACTACCTACTTTATAATAATCTTTTATTTCTTCGTCAGTAAGATGTGCTGCCATATTTGTTTCTAGTTTAGAACCATCGGAGAAAGTGACTTCTACTTCTCTAAGAGCCTCTTCTAATCTTTTATATCTTTTCATTATTCCTCTGTCTCTTGTCCATAATTTATTAGTTCATCACCTATACTTGTAAATAAGTCCCCAATGGCTTTAAATGCTTTTCGAGACCTTTTATCTTTTGAATTGAATAAAGTTAAAATCATATCACAAAAATTCTTTCTAGCTTCTTCATTTCCGAAATCAGAGTCTCTAAAATTTTCCAATACAGTGGTTATTTTAGGGTCTAACCAATCAGGTATTCCATTGTTATTCTTATCATCTTCATCTTCACTGTAATATCTTATGTATCTATTCATAATAAATACCTATCTAAACGACCACTCTTTAGTTTCATAGTTATACAGTGATGTAAGTAATTCAGTACCATTTGAGCCCCCTGATTTATATTCAAACCTAAAATCTAAAGTCATCCACCACGTAGGTTCCTTATCATTTATTGCAGAGTTAAAAGTCTTTAAAATAAAGCTGCTATAAATGTTTTTAAGTATACCAGTTAACTTAGTTAAATCCTTAGATTGCACGGATAAGTACTCTTTTCTAGAAGAAATTTTTGAAATAGATAGAGGTATACTCACACCTAATCTTTTTTTAACTTCATTTTCTAAAGGTGTTAAATCTATCGTTGAAATTATTTGATCTAATAATTGATTATCTTCTTTAAACTTGCTCACATATCTTTTCATTTTTATTTACCTATTTCTTAAATTATTTATAACTTGTTTTATTTCTTCTTCTGTTAGAAATCTTTGCATAGATTCGTAAAGTCCATCAGAGAATACAGAAATATTCTTAGATTCATTATAAAACTTAATAAATTCTTCAAATATTTTTAAAGTACCTTCTTCTAATCTTTTATATCTTTTCATCTATTACACTCTATCCATAACATTTTTCATAATTCTAACTAAAGTCTTTTTCATACCTTTAGCTACGTCTGTTA